GGACGAGGCCACGCCCTCGTTCTCGCTGGTCCAGATGGAGGTGGCGAAGTAGGTGGTCGCCCACTCGCGCTCCTTCCGGATCATGCCCTTGAGGGTCAGGTTCTCCGTGATCTCCCGCTCCGGCTGGAGAGGAGAGTCATAGTTCGCCCGCACCTGGTCGGCCAGGGCTTCCTTGAGAGCCCAGACGTCGCAGTTGTAGGTCGCCTGATCCACCTCGTGGGTGGTTTCGGCTGCTTCGGTGCCCCGAGCACGCTTCTTCATCTCGTCCCGGAACCAATACTCCCGGGGGATGGTGAAGTAGGCGTCCGACTTCTTCGACACAGGGACGACCGGGAAGACCCGGTCCGCGATGAACATGTCGGGGTTCTGCGCGAACGCGATCGCGATGTTGGTCAGCGGCTTGTCCACATGGACGTCGCCGAGACCCGGTTGGTTGATAGGCATCTGTCAGTCTCCTTTCAGGACGTCCAGTTCAGGATGCACCGCCGTCTTCCGACGGGGACATGAGAAGAACCTCGATGACCTCCCCAGCAGCACTCGCCGCTTCGAGAGCCACACCGAGCTTGAAGTTGCCAACAGCAGCCACAGCCGCGATCGCGCGACCCTGATTGTCAGCAGCGACAACGGCACCTACCGTCACCGCATCGCCAGCTTCCACCTTCATGCGGGACGGCTTCATGACCGCCATCGCAAAGGTGTCACCATCGGCAGCAGCCGCTTCCGCAGCCACTCCGTCTGCACGAGCCTGGGCAGCGCCCACCTCGTCGAACTTGCCATCGCTCTGCAGCTGAACGAAGCGGTAGAGTCGCACCGCTGCGCCAGCCTGAACGCTGATGGTCTCAATGATCTCAGCAGCCATCTCAGTTGCTCCTCATCTTGGCGAAGGCAGCCTGGCCTTCGGGGGTTTCCAGAGCCTTGCTGTAGGCTTGCTCCGGGGACAGGGTGGGGGTCTCAGCGCGAAGACGCTTCGCGATGTCCTCGATCGGATCCGCTTCCGGGGAACCGGAATCGGTCGTGCCGATCTTCTTCAGAGCAGTCTGCAGCCGCTCGACATTGGCCTTGAGAACTTCGCTGGCCTTCGCACGCTCGTCCTCCGGAAGGGAGTCGATCGCCTTCAGCACCAGGGTCCGAGCTTCCATGTCACCGGTCAGAGGCAGTTCGCCCGCACGCTTCTCGAGGTCGGCCTTCTGAGCCTTCTCCTCCATCTGCTTGCGTCGCTTCCGCTCCTCTTCCAGTTCCTTGGCCTGCTTGGCCAGGAGACCACTCGGGTCCTGCGACTTGCGGATCTCGGTGCCGTCCTCGCACTTGAAGACCACAGGATCCTTGTCCTGCAGAGCCTTCAGCACTTCGGCGCGACCTTCCGCGTCCTCGGCCAGGAACTCCGCCTGGTCGGTCTCGTTGAGAGAGTTGTAGTGCGCCTTCTCGGCGTCGTTGAGCTGACCGAAACGCTCGGCCTTCTCGAGCCTCTTGGTGAGGGCATCGAGTTGCTCGGGGGTGACCGCCGGGTCTGCGGCCTTGCCGTTCTGATCGGACATATTGTCTTCTCCAGAATCGCCGAGTTTTTCGGCGGGTTCACCTGCGGGTTGATTCGCTGCCTCCGGAGCCGCAGACTCCTCCGGAGCAAGTTCCTTCGTCATCATGGCAGCGATCTGGTGCGTGTGCCCAGCCTCGTCCGCAATGATGATGTTGCCGGCTTCGTCTCGCGCCCATGCGTGCGCGTGTCCGTCGGCGAAACTGGTGAGGCCGGACGTCACCTCGGCCAGTCCTTCCCGGCGGGCCTGGAGCCCAACGAGGATGTGGGCATGTCCGTCCTGTTGGGTTGTGACGGCGGTCTCCAGAACCTTGACGACAGGCTCCTCCGCTCGCTTCATGATGCTCATCTTGGCTTCCGCCTGAGCAGGACGATCCACCGCACTGATCTCCATCAGGCGGAACTCCTTCATGATTGTCCGTTGCTTCTCGCCTGTGTCTTTGTTGATCATGCGGGCTCGCTTTCCACGTATGTGCCACCGATGCTGAAGCCTGTGTAGCTGCCGTTCTCGAACTTGGCGAGGACTTCCTTGCTGGGCTTCATCCCGATGAGGAGACCCGTCCGTCGGGTCATGATTCCGAGGCTCTTGGCGATGTCCTCTGTCAGCGGGAACGCATACAGGATCTCTCCGATCTGGTCGCCACGGTGCATCTCTTTCGCCACCCGAGAAGACTTCATGAAGTCGAGGCTCGCCTTCATCATCGCATCTTCCGGAATGTGGTCGCCCTGGCTGTCGAAGTAGTCCTCGCCGTCAACCTTGCTGATCATAGCGAAGCCGAAAACCAGACCGTGCCGTTGATCCACCTTGAGGACCTCGGAGGTTCGCTCGAACTGAACATCTGACATGTCAGGCTGAGATGTTACACTCGTGCGATCAGAATCGCAAGACCCTTGCTCGTTTTTCTTGTAAGATCTCATCGCTTCCGACAGCCTCTGGAACTCGCTCGGGAACTCCTCCTTGGCCTGCTTGTCGGTCATGAATCGGTTGACGAAATCGTCTTCCTTCTCGTCGTGTTCGGGTCTGGGGAGGACCATGCTAGACTCCTAGGGCTGTTGCCAGTGCTGCGCGCCGGACTTCGGCTCTCGTTGCAGCTTCCGTCGTGTCGGCAGCCCAAACCAGGACACGGAATCTCATCGTGATCGAATCGTAGTCGAACGTGTTGACCTCGATGCTGCCTCGGTTGAGGGGAGCCTTGGCGACACGGAACTCTCTACTATCCGCCAGGCTCCGGTAGGTCACCACGAAGGGCTTCTCGTTACCCGTGACCCTACTCTGGAGGCTGTCCAGAGTGAACTCGAACACCTCGACCTTCTGCCCTCCGATCTCGTCGGAAAGATAGTTGATCAGGGCATTGGCTCTCGCTCGTGTAGAGACAGCTGCGGCAGGTTTCCCGCCGATCGAGACGACAAAGGTGTCACTCATCGTTCACTTCTTCGTCCTCCGGCTGCTGCCTGGGCTGGTTCGCCTCATTCAACACCTTGTGGATCAGTTGGAAGACCTCCTCGTAGGGGCGGGTCTTCAGGAAATCGACGACCTCTTGGACCGTCTGGGCGGAGAGTTCAACAGTTTTCATGGTGGCGCTATTCCTGAGTTCTTGAGGAGAGTGAGAAGCTGCCTCAGGATCTGCAGCTTCCTTGCTCGGGTAGTCTCGGGGTCTTGGAGTTCAGCGAATCCTGCAGCTATCTGGGGATCCGTAGGGGCCGGGGCTGGTCCTTCGAAGAGAGCCTGCTGACACTCCATGTAGAGATCCGGTGGCAGCCTCCAGCGAAGCCAGAGCCAGACCTGCAGTGCTTCGAGTTCTCTCACAGGACCTCCCATTCCAGAACAAGACGAGCCAGCAGGAAGTTGCGGCTCGGCCCATCCATGAAGACGTGGTATGTGTCGCCGGGGTCCAGAACGATCCCGTCCGGGATGTCTACAGTCTTGTTTGCTCCAGCAGGAACAGGGACATCGAAGCTGTAGCTGTCGGTCCCTGCTTCGTTGACTCGGATGTGGATGGTCCAGTCTCCGGCACTGTTCACTGCAGCGCAGCCGTTCATGCAGAAAGCACCGCGCAGCTTCACCGCATGCGGGAAACCGGGATTGGCAGTGTTGACCGAAGCTAGAGCTTGACCGTCCGCCACGAAGTTCGCAGTGGTCACTGCCGTTCCGCCATTGACTACGGACAGCATGTGATGGACCAGGCTCGCGCTCTTGTTGCTGCGACGGGTCATGACAGTCTCTCCACCCTCCCGATCGCGTTGACAACGCTGCCGGTGCTGGCGTATGCGCGGATCGTATCCGTAGCAGCGCCACCGATGACGATGCCGTCAACTGCTCTGACGGTTTCGTTGGGAGGAACAACCACGTCGATCTCGTTGCCAACACCAGTCGTGCCGAATTCGATCGTGACAGTCACGGCCGAACTGCTCGTGTTGGTCAGGTCGATGTATACACGATCCAGCTGCCCAGAGGTAGTGGTTGCCGTGTGGAGTGTGGTGCCGGTGGATGCGGTCGCCGTGATCTGGATTGGGCGACCCCGCGTGCTTCCGCTGAGTGCTACTGTTGTCACGGTGCCGTCTCTCACCCAGAGGAGGCCTCTGGAATCGGTGATGAAGGGGATGTAGTCGTTGTTGCTTCCAGCCAGAGAGCTCGGGGTATCGCGTCGCACAGCCAGGGCCATGACGCCCACGTGGCCGGAGGCATGGGCTGCGTCTTCGGCTTTACCCAGGTTGGTGGCTCCGGTGCCGGGGATGACACTGGACACTGTGGTGGCCACGCTGCCATTCACGTTCACCTGGAGGTTGCCTTCCGTATCCAGTCGTGCGAATGCCCAGGTGCCGTTGGTCCAGGTGTAGCCGTTCTCGCC